AATTTTTCTTTTGCTTTCGCCGCACTTTCAGATTGTTTAATTAAGGCAATAATATTGTCAATATCTTCAAGAGCTTTAAGTAAACCCTCCAAAATATGAATTTTTGCTTTAATTTTATCAGCTTCAAATTGAGTTTTACGAAGTAAAACATCTTTTTGGTGAGCAATATATATTTCAATTAACTGTTTTAAATTAAGAAGTTTAGGAGATTTATTTACAAGTGCAACTTGATTAAAACTATATGTATCTTCAAGTCTACTCATTTTAAACAATTTTGCAATAATAGGTTCGGAACTGACTCCCTTTTCCAGCTCAATAACAAATCTTACCTCGCCATTACCACTTTCATCGCGGATTTCCGCAATTCCTTCAATCTTCTTTTCTTCACAAAGTTTGTCAATTTCTTCAGTAAGAGCCTCTTTTGAAACTTTATAAGGGATACTTGTAAATACAATACTATCTTTTCCCTTATTTGTTTCAACTGTATATTCTCCACGAATACGAGCTCTGCCTTTACCCGTTAAATATGCGGAAGCCAGCTCATCTTTATTTATGACCAGTCCTCCGGTTGGGAAATCCGGTCCCTTAATAAATTCTAAAAGCTCTTTAATATCGCATTCTGGATTATTATTTACATGAATGATAGCATCCATCATTTCATTCATATTATGAGGAGCAAAACTACAAGCCATAGCGACTGCAATACCGGTAGTTCCATTTACCAAGAGGTTGGGAATGCGGCCGGGCAAATAGACTGGCTCTTCTTCTTCATCGGTGTAAGCGAGCTGCCAATCAACTGTATTCTTTTTAATGTCAGCCAGCATTTCTTCACCAGCTTTTGAGAGCTTACACTCAGTATAACGATATGCGGCAGGTTCATCACCATCTCTACTACCATTATTTCCATGGAAAGCAATTAATGGATAACGCATATTCCAAGGCTGACTAAGCCAAACTAAAGCATTATAAATACTGGCGTCGCCATGCGGGTGGAATCTACCCATTGTATCTCCAACTGGCTGAGCACATTTTACAAACTTTTTATTATTTGTATATCCTTTATCGAACATATCCCAAAGAATTCTTCTTGCTACTGGCTTAAGGCCGTCTTCTGCTGAAGGAATTGCTCTATCAGTAATTACGCTTAAACTGTAATCGAGAAAACTTTGTTCAATTTCATTAATAATTGGTGTTTTTAATATTTCTCCCATACATTATCTCCCGTGATATTCTTCAATAAGACTTTGATAATTTGGCATTGTCACGCCATGCTGTTCATATGCTTGTCTCATGGTAATAGACCCAGTAGCTAGCTTATCCGCAAGTTCATTCCATTTATGGCCAGCATGGCCTTTAATTTTCTTTAAATTAATTCTATATCCTTTATTTATATAATTATAATATTCTTTAATTAAATCTAAATTTTCAGGAGTCTTTTTATCAGATTTAATCCAACCATTACGAGCCCAACTAAACATCCATTCATTAAAAGTTTGAACGCAATAATTTGAGTCACTATAAACGGTTACGGTTTCCCCATTAAGATAACCATAATTTAATAAAGTATATAAAATTGCTTTTAATTCTTCTCTATTATTTGTAGTATTTTCACTTAATTTACTATAACAAAAAAGTAAATTCTGTTCTGTATCATCAACAACTACTACTCCAAAGCCTCCTGTGTTTTGGGCTTGGCCGTTTTTTTGGCAAGCTCCATCGACATATATAGTCATTTTTTATACCATATTTTATTAAAACCACTTAATGAATATATGTCTTTATATAATTCATATACATCAAGTCTTTTTAAACCTTTCTCTTTACTATTTTTTATTGCTTCCTATATTTTTATTTTTTCTTCAGAAATATTTGTTTTTCCAGCATAAGATTTTACTTTTTTTATATATTCTTCTGATTTGACATACTAAATGGCTTCTGGTAAAATATTTTTCCAATTTTCGCCTCTCCAAATATGTTCAAATCCTCTTTTTGAAATTTTATCGGCATAAAGGGGATATACTTCCGAAAGCATTTTTCCGCTTAATATCATTTGTCTAATTGAAATTATATCCGCTTCTTTTAATTTAGAATTAGGATTTTTTTCTCCTGGCATCGAAGGCCCAGAGTCTCCTCCTTTAGTTTCATTATATCCATTATTATATGAATCATAAAAATTAATCCAATATTTTTCTCTATCAAATAGCTGTGATTCTGGAATTAACTCAATAATTTCAAAAGAAAAATTATCTAATCCATATTTCCTAAAAGCTTTATGTATTGAATAATTATATTGAGGGTTATGCTCTAATAATGACTCTGATTTATGAGCAATCCAACGATGTTCTATATCTTTTGAACATCCAATATATATTTTATTATTAATTATATTTGTAATTTTATAAATTCCACATTTTGCCATAAAAAGTAACCACCTTTCATAGTATTATGAAATTTAATACTTTTTCCTTAACAGGAGCCGTCCAAAGAATTAATATATATTACCATCGAGGAAGTTACTCCTTTCAGAAATATTGCGTGCGGTTCCATTATCAAAGCTACCTTGCCTAAAAATCGTCACTCCATTGACAATTTTTGAAGGATTTGCTATAATAATATTGAATGGAAGTGCGTTTTTAATATTTTCAAATACAGCACTTGTAGTATCTAAATCGAATCTTTCTGTATCCACATCGATCATAATAATATCGCCGGGTTCTACATCTACAATTTGATAATCAAACATCTATATTGGCCCTCCAAGCATTTTCTTCAATAAACTTTTTACGAGGTCCAACAGCTTCGCCCATCAAACTTATAAATGCTTTAGAGACTTCTGTCATATCTTCCATCGTAATTTGTTTAAGTGTTCTTGTTTCTTCGCTCATAACTGTCTGTGCCATTTCTTCTGGATCCATTTCGCCAAGACCTTTCATACGACCCAGCTCAAAATTTCTTTTAACAGACTTTCTATATTCTTCAAGTGCGGCATCGTCTTTCAGATACTGGATTTTTGTGCCAATAGTTGCCTTATAAAGAGGAGGAACTGCCGCATAAATATATCCTTTTTCAATAAGTTCAGGAGCAAATTTCCAAATGAAAGTCAAGAAAAGAACTCTGATATGGCTTCCATCAACATCGGCGTCCGCAGTAATAATAATTTTACCATAGCGAAGTTTTGCTTCATCTATAATAACTTTATTGTCTTTAATTTCAAGACCTAACGCATCTATGATGCCACTAATTTCTTTATTCTGTAATGCTTTATGCAAATCAGTTTTTAATACATTTAACATTTTTCCTCGGAGCTGAAATACTGCTTGAGTTGTGCGGTTTCGGGCTTCTTTAGTTGAGCCCGCAGCAGATTTACCCTCAACAATAAACAACTCACATTCATGACGCTTCTTTGAACTGGCATCCGCAAGTGTGCCAGGAAGAGTTACTCTTCTTTTTGCGTCAGCTTTACGAACGGTCTCTTTAGCCTTCTTTGCTTTTTCACGAGCCGCACGTGCCAAAAGAGCTTTATCAACGATGGCTTTTGCATCTTTTGGATTAGCGTCAAGCCATACTTTAATTTCTTTAGATACAAGTCTTTGAACCATAGTTCTGGCTTCACTACTGGAAAGAACATCTTTTGTCTGGCCAGAGAATACTGGATCAGGCATAATAAAAGATAAAACCAAAGTAAGTCCTTCTTTAAGCTCTTCACCAGTGATATTATTATCTTTTTCTTTTAATAACTTCTTATCTTTAGCATATTCATTAATAGATTGAGTGAGAGCTGTGCGGAAACCGGTTAAATGAGTTCCGCCACTATTTGGAATTGAGTTAGTATAAAGTTTATAAGTGTCAGTATAAGTATCATTATACTGCATCGCAATTTTTACGCCAATTCTATCTTCCATATTTTCAGTATAAAATACTGAAGATACAGTAGTTTTACCACTATTTAAATCATTAATATAATCTTTAATACCATTTTGAGAAGTGATAGTTTCTTCATCTTTATCTTCAAATTTTAAAGTGAATCGCATACCAGGGGATAGATAAGCCAATTCTTGAATTTGCTTACGAAGTGTGGTATAATCAAGGTGAATTCCTTCTTTAAAAATCGTTCCATCAGGAATGAAAGATACTATTGTTCCAGTTGTTTTATTTTCAGCTTTTTCTTCTCTGTAAGAAACGAGTTCGCCTTTCACAAATTCCGCAATCGCTTTCTTACCCTCTCTGGTAGAAATAACTGAAAACTGGCTTGAAAGAGCATTAGTGGCTTTAGCACCAACGCCATTCATACCACCAGAAGTATTATATCCTGTTTTACCATTACTATCAAACTTTGCTCCTGTATGAAGTTTAGTATAAACATTTACAAGAGTTTCACTGCCATCTTCTGCTTTCCCAAATGGAACTCCTCGGCCATTATCACTAATTAAAATTCTACCATTGGCGTCAACTATGATATGACATTCAGTGCAATACCCATTTAGATATTCATCAACAGCATTAGAAATAATTTCGAGAGTGATATGTCTGACACCTTCCGGTCCAACACTTCCGATATACATTCCCGCACGAAGACGAATTGCTTCAATTCCTTCCAAGGTTTTAATTTGATTAACGCCATATTCAGCGTTATTTACATTGTTAGGTATTTCCATTTAAAACCTCCACATTTATTTCTTGAACCATTACAAACTTTTGATATAGCGCTTGCGTCGCAATTATTATCTGCGGCCGCACGTGCTACGCTATCATAAACTT